ACGAAAGTATTCTCGCAGGTGCAAGTGGTTTTGACCCTGTTGTTAATGCAGAAAAAAATCGTTTGCTTAAAGTTGTGCAAAGCGTAATTGCTGCATAAATATACACTCCTGAGCATGAGTATAAACTGCTCAATTTTCTTTTGATCTAAAAGCTGCAAAAAAATCCCCGAGCTTTTAATATATGATATTTTTACATTTTCTTTATTACGGAAGACTTGAATTTTTCCCCAAAATTTGCTAAAATTAAATACACCAAGAAAGGAAATAAAATGTTAGGTTATACCTATGATGATGTAATACATATGCTTGAATCTATTAATGTAGCATATGAGATTATTGATGTACCGTCCCATGTTGACGAGGGACTTAAGAAAGCAGCAAGTCTCTTGATAGGCCTAGTATCAGAGGGGCACATCCAGTAATGAAAGTTAGGATAGCAATTGAACAAGAATTTGACCTATCTGATGACATGTTCTTTAAAGATGACGACCCATTCTTTGAAGAGAATGCTGAATCATATACAGTTGAAGAGCGTGTAGATCTACTTGTTAATAGGTTCCTAGAAGATATAGATTATCTTGTTAAATATAATGAGCTTATTGATGCTATCAGTGTGGAGTATATTGAAGAGTGATGTATATCACATTAAGAGAACTTGATTTCTTCCCCATTTTTTTGTAGAATTGTATTACGTAACTACCAGAAAGGAACCCCATGCCAAATTGGGTATATAACACGCTAACAGTTGAGGGTAACCCTGATTCTGTAAAAAAACTAAAGAAACAAGTAAATAAGAAATTTACTAAAATGCACGACCAGTGGAATATGTCAACTCAACAAATGGAACAAGTTCAGTATGTATATTCCAAACCTATCTTTGCATTTCATAATATATTTAATCATACACAAGACGGTGTCCCTGATGAAGTATATAATTCACAACCTAACCACAAATCTGGAGATTCATTTGTAGAAATGTTCAAGGGTAGCGATTGGTATTCTTGGAATGTAAGAAATTGGGGAACCAAATGGGATGTTGCTGTATCTGATGATGAGGAATATCCTGATACTGAATTATTAGAAGACTATAAGAATGGTGAGAATAAAGTATTAGTATATAGATTCAATACCGCTTGGTCTCCTGCTTTTCCTGCTATTGAGAAATTATCTAAACAATACCCTGATTTATTATTTACCTTGAACTATGAAGAAGAAACAGGTTGGGGTGGAGAGTGTGAATTCCTGCGTGGTAAAGAAATCTCTAGTTCAGAATATGGTTGGCAATGTCGTGAGTGCGACCACACAGAAGATGATACACCATATTGTGAAACATGTGAATTTGACATGTGCCCTGAATGTGGGTATGGTGAACCTATGGACGAAGACAGAGCAAAATGCGAAACACACAGAGAGGAAGTCAATGTCTAGTTTTTTAGAAAATATAAATCAAATGGTAATTGACGCTGAAGTGCAAACAATCTCAGAACAATTATTTGATGAGTGGATGAATGCTAATTTAGATGAGGGAACATATTTTGCAGATAGACGATTTGCAGAAATGTCTGACAGTCAATATATTAAAGATGAATTTAATAAACACTATGAGTTAAAGGAAGATGATGACGACTACCTTAATTGAGTATATGAAACTACATATTATTAGTTTAGAACAAGACGCTGAACGTATTCGTAATGAAATGGACAGCATTGAAGATTTAAACTCAGATGAATATGCTAATTTAGATATTGAAGATATTTATACGAATGGACAAATAGTAGCAACAAGGCATATACTTAATGTTGCAGAAGAAATGGAAAGGAAATAATGCAAGAGTTATATACAGAGAAACTAGACCCACACCTACAGCGTATGGTGGACGCTGGAGTTAGCGGCCTTGATATCATGCATGGGCATTTAAAGATTCTTATGCTAGAGGCTGACGCACAGTTGGCTGAGGCACAGCGCATTGAGGAAGAGAACGACTATGATGACGCAATGGAATCTATGGAGCGTAAATACTGGGAGGGTGTATCAGAAGCATATGCTCAATTATATAAATTAACATATGATTTATCATTTGCTATTGCAGGAATGAAAACAGATGAAGACTGATGACAAAGATAAATTAAATAAATGTTTGGAGATTCTAGATACTACAGATCTAGGATTATCTATGGTTTGGCTATGGACCTGGAGTACTATTAAAGGTCTACTTGAGGGTGGAGACTTTACACAAAAGGTATCTGAGCAAACAGCATGGGAAGAACTATGTAAGGCTGTAGAGTCTGGAGCAGGCTTTAGCCTAGAGTATGGTGCAGAAGAGCACTATGAACATGTACGTGACTGGATGATTGATAGCAATCTTATTTCTGATCCAGATGAGGAGTAGGAATAATGTACGAGCAATTGACATTACCCCTAGATTTTGATACAATGGAACAAACTACCAATGAAAGGAATATAAATGCCAACATGGACTATTACCATTTATCAACCTGATACAGATAAGTATTTAGAGTTTGATATGGATAGCGATACACAACCTACTAATTCTGAGGTCATAGACCAACTAGAAATTTTTGTAGGCGCTGAAGATGATGTAAGAGATTAATAGAAAGGGACATCAATGGGAGCACGAGTTAACTTTATTTTTAAACAATCAGACGGTAATGCTGTAGGACTTTATAGCCACTGGGGTGAAGATTCCTGGGCTGAGGACCTAGCATTAGCTCTTAAACATGCAGCTGTACGTAAACGTGATGAATCATACTATGTACGAATGGCTATTAGCTATTTAATTAAAGATAGCATTCTAGATGAGACTGGATATGGTATTACTGCATTTAGTTATACTGACAGCCATATGGTAGTACTGGACCACCCAATCTTAATTGATTTGGCACGGGATATCATTATTGATGAAACTGGAACACATTCTATAGATTCATTTGTTGAGTACCATTCTTCTGGATTAATGGTTTGATTGAGGGCCTGGGTGGTGACCAGGCTGTATATGTGGGATGAGGGGTCAGCCCACAACAATAAGGGTGGAGCGCAGGTTTTGGTAGGGCTTGCGCTCCCCCAACATCTTTGATACAATGAAAGGCTATGATGACGAGAATACGCAGATTACCAACAAGCAAGGAAGAAAGGGCGGCAATGGCTATTGGCAAAATACTTTCTGATTTCTCTTTGGATTTGGACGGGGTAGGAAAATATCTTGCATTATCTAATCCATATACTATTTATGCAAGAGCAATAGAAGTATTAGAAGCCGCACAATTTAATAAAGAAGTTGCTGAATATAATAATCAATTAAAGTATTATTCACATACTTTGTTTTGATATGTGGTTTGACCTTTAGGGTGCGATCTGATATGATTGTGCCCTAGGGGGCCGAGGCACTATTTGTAAAACCCCAAACATTTATTACGAAGATCAAATTATTTTCCCCAAAATGGGATTACGAAATTAAAAATATTTTCCAGATTCTATCAAACAAATTTTTATTTGTCAAATCAGCTATGTGTTTGTTATACTACTAGGAATATTGGTATGTTTTTTATATACCGTTTTTTCTAGGGGCCCCGTCGGGCAATCACTAATAGGATAAAAAGACATTACGAACGGCTCAAAAAATTTCCCCAAAATTGGCGGGAATAAAAAAATATCCCTGATCTATATACAAAACAACCCTATATAAAACATAAAACATTTTAGATCTTTTTGGATATTTTTCTGGATATTTTATTACGAAATGTTATAATTTTTCCACAAAATTGGACATTTTTTAAATATTTTTTATCCCAATATTTGAGACAATTTGTTCATTTATTGTGGATAAAATGGATTTGACAAATGGTTTTATATGGGATATAATCCAGGAAAAATTGTTTAATACTAGATATAGTGGTTTGGGCATTACGAAGCCCCCATATATAGACGCTCCATTCCCCACTTCCCTCCCTTTTCCTCCACCAATAGAACATAAAAATATTATCAGTAAGATTTATCTGTGGATAACTTGTGGATAACTATGAGAAAATGGTACCCTAAGATCTGCAGAAATGGTACCCTAGCCTGTAGATAACTCTTAAGTAAAGGCTAATAAACCTTAAGTAAAGGCTAATCAAATTATACTTTTTTGCGATTTACTATAATTTGGCAGGGTACTTTTATAGTTTTCTATAATTGTGGATAACCTGTGGATAACTTTACGATATACTATACATATGGACAAACCAGAATATGATTCTTTAGGCAAATCTTGGAAAGATGCTCCAGATTGGTGTGATGATTGTGTAGCAAATCCAGGAGAGAAATGTCCTGAATGTGGATATACTCATAACTGTTAGCCTGTGGATAACTTTTTACCTGTGGATAACTTTGCTATAATATATATATGTATAACCATCAGGAAGATATAGACCTATTAGAACGTATGGATCAAAAACGGTATCCAAAATGCTTCTATTGCCCTGATAAGCCATTATATACACAGCCAGATAAGTCTACAGGTAAAATAGTAGATGTTTGTGATAAACACTTTATATTTAAGCACATGGCATAAATATTTATGGCTTAATTCAGGGGCATATCAGTAAAAGCCTCATATGCTTCTTCACATAATGGGCAATAAGAATTAACCTTTTTAGACTTATCTAAACTAATCAGCAATAAGCCTTTATCCTGCATATCCAGAATCTCTGGATCTAATCTTCCATATACTACTGGAATGAGCTTTACATTACATTGGGGACATTTACTCATAATAGGTATTATAGCATTTCCTATATACCGCCCGTTTTGTGGCTATAATAGATATATGGATTGTGACTGTGGAAAACTTAGATGTAAGTGGTGTAATGAATCAGCTTACTTGACATATCCCTGATATTTGATATACTTATATAGCAAGGTAAACTTGCCTACCCTCCCTTTCTGGGGTAGTAAGTCGTCCCAACCTTTCTGGGGATGCGCTCCTGGGCATGAGCTATAAACTGCCTCCTTTCTGTATATAAAGTTATATAATATTCCAATGCATTTACATTTATATAGAACTAATGAATATGAAGATAAAGTTGTTTATTCTTGTATGAGTTGTGGATGGGAGAAAGTAGAAATACTTACCCATACCGCCCTGTAAGGGCAAATGTTGGGTTTGGGTGTTCTATTTTGCGCCGAACTTTAATGCGTGATATACTTATAGTAATAACACCTCCCACGGGAATTGCCTAATAGGAATGCCGCACCAGGGAGGTTTTTTCTATCGTGGGTACTGGGTACGGATTGGTCTCCAAAACCGATCTTGCTAGGTTCGATTCCTAGACACGGTGCTCTTGACAATACTCGCCCATAGTGGGATAATTTATATATGGGTAGAGTAGTTGTTTGTGATATTTGTAAGAAAGAGATAGAGCTGCGTTGGGGTATTTTTGGCAACGAGACCCTAAGCAGACATAAAAGAAAGGAACATTAATGAGAGACAGTATATTTATTCCAGAACATAAAACCAATGTGCTTCCCTTACGTTGGTTAGCTAATTATGTATTTCATCCTATGTCAATGTGGTTTTTTCATATAGGATTAAATGCTAATGATAAGTTTGAATATGATTTTTCTAACGCTACCCTTTTTGATTACATAAAAGAAAAAATTGGATTTAAGATATATAATTTTTTAAATCATCCCTATGAATGGTGGGGAACAATTTATAAAATGGATCTTAGTGGAATTAATTTAGATGAATTAGGTGGAACTGGTTGGGATGATTACGATGATCAAGGTCATCCTTATTGGGATTATTGGTGGCATATAGATGAAGAAACTGGCGATGCTTGGAGATTAAAGCCTAATGCAGAAAAGCTGAATGAGATATTAAATACAGAAAGTCCATGGGAAAAATGAAACACGATGAATTACTGGCAAAAATAGATAAAGCCTATGAAACAAATTTACGCATGGGCGCTGATGATCATTATCATAATGCGCCAGAAATTAAAGCCATTCGTGCAGTAGTGGAATTGCATAAGCCAGATAAAGGTATGTGCAATGGTTGCAATACTAATCCTCAAGCAATTACTACTTGGGCTTATCCTTGCCCAACTATTGAGGCTATTGAGAAGGAGTTGGGATGAGTAAAATACCTTGTGCCATGTCTGTATCCTATACTCTATGGAAAAATAATAGACAAAAGCAAAAGATTAATAAATTAATGAATGCTGTTAAACCAGAAGATTTAATTTTATTTGACCTTGATGATAAAAGAACTAAATATCTTAATTGCTCAGATGCAGACAAAGATACTTGTCCTCCAGATGATCCAAATTGTCTTTGGAGAACCCACAATTGTTTATGGTGTAAGCAAGACTATAAAATATCAAAACGAGCATTAACAGGAAAATATATGATTGCAGACCATCATAAGGTTTGTAAGGAGTTTAAAAGGAAAAATAAATGAATGACGATACAGAATACTACACAGTTAAGTTAACTGATGGCCAAAGATACATTATTCCAAATGCCGAAGTAATTAATGAAACATGGCGTTTTATTAGATTTATGAATAAAGATGACGAGATGCTTGCTATGTTTAATAAAAAACATGTTATTTATTATCATCATGGAAGACCAGTATAATGAGTCAAAATTATTTATTAGTTATAGCCCTATTGAGTGGTTTAGGATTGGGATTTGTTATTCAGCCATTTCTTTTATTCCTGGAAATTATGCGGGATCCAGATAAAGTAGAAAAACATATAAGAAATGCTGCAAACAATGCAAGAGAAATACGAAGATTACGAGGAAAAGAATGACTATTATTCGTTATACTGAAGAAGAGTTGTTACAGGCTTGGGATGAGTTGTTTGTTACATACCCTTGGTTAAATGGTTGGTCATGGAGTGGATCAGTTTGTAATGAAGTATTTTGTTGTCCTGATACTCCACCAAATTGGGGAGCATTAGACGAAGCAAAACAAATTCTTTGGTTACTTGGCAAAGATACACATGTTAAAAAGATTTCAATGGATTTAAATAGTTATGAGGAATATCGTGGATAAAGAACAATTAACATTACAACTTCTTATGGAATATTCAGGAAATATGGAAGATGCTTTAGTTAGAAAAACATTAAAACAGATGGAAACAGCATTTCGTAAAGATATAGCCCATCAAATGCGAGAAGAATATCCTCATCCTTCAGAAGAAGCAAAAGCATGGGCATACGCTTATGCAGAATTAATTGAGAAAGGCATATAATGAAAGAGTTAGAAGCAGAAATCATAGACCTATCTGGCAGATGGTGTAAATATGTAGGTATGGATCATTGTAAATCTAGGGATTTCTATTGGTATATTACTAAGAGCTATTCTTATGGTGAGCCACCAAAATATTATGCTTACCATAATGGATACCGTGCAGATGACTGGACTAGCCAAGAAGTAGATAGTGAAGAAGATGCAATGATGTTATTAGTGGATAAACTACGCAGAACTGTTAATGGTCAAATTAAGATTATCAAAAAAGATATTGAGCAGACCAAAAAGCTTCCACCAGAGGAGCGTTGGTATTCAATTGAAGATTTACAAAAAGAATTAGATATATTGCAAGGCGGTAAAAGAGAACATGATCCAAAATGTGATTCAGTTAATTTTGCTCATCCTACATATCCAATTACAGCAGCAAAATGTACTTGTGGGGTAGAGGTAAAGTCATGAGCAAAAGATATTATACAAAAGTAATTGGTGGTAAGAGTTTGCCAAGTGCACCAACTGGAATAAATCCTAAACCTCGTATTAAAATTGAACAAAGTTTGGGCTATCGTGGTTATTTTTGGCATATAGAAGAATTTGTTTCTATTCATAAGTCTATGCCAGAAGATTGGCATCAAGTTGGTCGTGGTGGATACGCCTTAACATTTTGGGGTGCAAAGTTTGCAGGTAAACGAGAAATAAAGAAAAGAAAAAATTTTAAATCTCAAAATAGAGAATGGATTATTGAATGACAAAATACGTTAGATATACAACATGGTGGAGAATAAAACAAAATACAAAAAGATTTTTGCGTAATCCCGTAAAGTTTGCTATACTTAATTATAAGTGGAATAAATTATATAAAGAAAAACTAAGGAAGCTTAATGCCAAAAAATGAATGTGAGAAATGTGGTATCTCAAAAAAAGATCCATTATTTTGGGAATCTCATCAAACAATGACAGATAATTCTATTTGGTGTGTAAAAAAATGACTCCTGAATATATTATTATGACTAGCGATTATCAAACTGCTGCTGATTTAGCTACAGATATGGGATTAGATTTTGGAGAATGGAAATGGATTAGGGATAGATTTAAAGATCCAATTGCATATAAAAGATATAGGAAAGGTGAATAATAAATGGGAACATGTAAGTGTGGGTTTTCTACAGACCCTGAGCAAAATTGTAATGGAACGCACAAAACTGTAAAAGCAATTAAAGAAGATCTTATTGCTAAAATAGAAGCTATTGATCCTTACGGCGAAGAAAATAATAGCCTTAATGCATTAGGAATGAAGATGTTAGTTTTAGAAACAATTAGGGGTAAATAATGAAGTTTTATGCTAGAGATGTAAATGATGATAATAAAGTTAAAGAAATACCAGAGTATATTGCAAATGCTGTATTGAAACAATATATTGAAAGAAGATATACGTTTGCAGTCGCTATTGGTTGTTTTATGATTGGGTTTTTCGCTGGCATTATTGCCTATGCCCTTTGATTTTGAATACACACTTGCATAATTAATATGCTTGTGGTATTCTTGTTTAACGGATATCGTAACTTAGTAGAAAAGAGAGCAATATGAATCCTAAAGTAACACTAGTGGGTCGTCTTGGTGCAGACCCAGAAGCAGTTGGAACAACTGGAGTTCGTCTTCGTGTTGTAACAAGTGACAGAGCAAAGAATGATAAGGGTGAGTGGGAAGATCGTGACACCTCTTGGTGGACGGTAAAAGCATGGAAAACTCTTGCAGAACAAACAAAAAAGACTCTTAAAAAGGGTCAAGAAGTAATGGTTACTGGAACAATTTATCAAGAATCTTGGAAAGATAGTTCTGGAAACAATAAGACTTCTTATGAAGTAATTGCAGATTCAGTTGGTTTGACTGCATATACAATTACAAAGCAGCCATCAACATCTGTGCCTTCTGTAGCATCAGAAAATCCTTGGACTTAATTAGGATATAAAAATAGTGGGGTCTTCTAAATAGTTGGCCCCACTATATATAAAAGATATAGGAAAATAAATGGGTAATTGGACTGAAGAATTAACAGATGAACAAAAGAAACAAGTATGGGATTTTATTGTTTTTACTGTAAAAGAAATTAGAGAGCAGATTGCTCTTGATATTGAATATACATATGAAGTTTGGGCTACCCACGGCAAAGCAAAAAGTAGACAAACTAAAAAAGCTTTTATGGTATGCTCAGATATTGCTCGTGGATTAAACGAAGTTGTAGAAAAGAAATAATTTTTTAGGAACAGTAGCCAAGTTGGTTAAGGCCCCGAACTCATAATTCGGTTATCGTAGGTTCAAGTCCTACCTGTTCCACGGGACACGGCTGGCTGGTGGTCAGAAAGTGGCTTATATCCTCTTTAGAGTTGCGTTCAATTCGTAAGTGTCCTACTCAAAATATAGATCTGAACAATCTATATGGAGATCGTTGTACTGAACTTTTCACTGTGAGCGCATCATACGAAGGTGTTCAGACTGATGGAGATTGCTCTGCTAACTCACTAGGTACAACAGCCAACAGATAGTTTAGATTAAGAATCAAAGTCGTGGTTGGCATTTGCGGATGTTGCATAATGGTAGTGCCTCAGCCTTCCAAGCTGATTGTGCGAGTTCGATTCTCGTCATCCGCTCTAATGCCGTACATGCTCCAAGGTGGAGCAGCGGACTGTAAATCCGTGGTCTCAGACATGCTTGGTTCGATTCCAAGGTGCGGCACTAAAGTGGTATAGCTCAATTGGTTAGAGCACTTGTCTGATACACAAGAGGTTTCTGGTTCAAGTCCAGATATCACTACTAAACCTGCATAGCATAATGGTTGTGCGCTTCCCTCATAAGGAAGAGTGTATTGGTTCAATTCCAATTGCAGGTACGGAAGAATGGCTGAGTGGTCTAAAGCAATCGGTTGCTAACTGATCGTGGGAGTTAAATCTCACCGTAGGTTCGAATCCTACTTCTTCCGCCAGACCTCTGTAGTTCAGTGGACAGAACACAGGACTTCTAAGCCTGGTGTCGCAGGTTCGATTCCTGCCAGAGGTGCTATAATAAAATTATGGATCTTGAAAAAGAAATAAGAGATATACTATTTGAAATAGGCAAAGATATTAAATTACATAAACTTCTTGATGGTAATTTAATTGTTGATATTGACTATGAAAAATATGTTAAACAAATACTTGACCTAATTAAATAATTTCATCTTTGTATAAAAATCCAGGGCGTTCATCTGGAGATTTATATTTTTTATATTCTGTTAATTTTTTACCTGTAAATTTTGGTGCAGAAGACATTTTTTCATCATAATCTTTTTGCACAAATAATGGTTTATCAATTGTATAAATATTATAAAATCTTTGGATCATTGCAAATGGTACATCCATGGGCATTGGATATGTTTCTGCACAATATTTAGTAGTTCTTTGACACATCTGTACATATTCTTGTGTTAAATATAAAATAGCATGGGAAGATAGCATATTATATATTTTATACACCCCTTGCATATTATCAACTGGGGTATATTTCAAATAAAAACCAGTTTGTCCTTGCATTAGGCCCCATTGAGAATTGCCCAAATAGACCGCATCTGCGTCATCTGGGACCTGAATTTGGCTCTTGAAGTACTTTGGATCAGCGTCGTCCTCAAGCACTATAAAAGGCGCTGGAGCCTGGCTAAGGGCTTTTAATTGGGACTTTGATAAACCAACTCTGCCATTCTTTTTGTCCTCTATAGCTTCAATCCTATTAATATTTTTAAAACCAAGTTCTACAAGTTGCTTTTCAATATGTTCTTTTTTATGGATATCTTTAGCCATATTAATATAATAGACTGGTATATCTAATAGATTTATTTTCATTCTATACCGTTCAAATATAAGTTGGCAAAATAATCCATAGCAGATCCAGGCTGGAAGTTATTATTGTCAAACCCTTGACGATTTAGCATTTGGTTCCAAATTTGCAATGTATAACTATTTTCACATTCTTTTAATACTTTTTTGCGATATTTCTTTTGAAATACTTGTTCCCATTCCCAATAATTAACTGGGTAAAATGTTTGTGGATCTTTTATATATTTTTCTAAATTATATTTTTTAATTTTTTCAGTAAGTAACTGTGGACCAATCTCTCCCCATTTAATTTTTGTTTTATCAAATGAATTAGATATATCTACTAGCTCTGCTATTAAGTCTGAATCTTTTGGTGCCTTAAGCATACCGTTTGCAACTAGCCCATGACCACCGCCTTGCAACCCAAATGCATATTCTTTAAGTTTCCATCTTGATTGCAAACAAATATTATCTGTATCAGTCCAGATTAAACCAGTCTCTTGAATCATTTTATATCTAAACATATCTGCAAATGGTCCATAAGAGTTATCAGTTTTAAATATCCTATCTTCTGGAAGAATCATTCTAGCATCTTGCTTTACTACACCATCTGGCACTGCAAGATCCATATCATAAACAAACAGAGTCATACTATGATTGTGATATACAAAAGATGCTAAACATGTTTGTTCTATTTTACTTAAGGGTCTACCAACCCATAGTGATCCAAACTCAGCCATTATCTTCCATATCAAAATCAGGTATATCTTTAACATACCAAAGACTCATAGTTTTATCTCTATCATGTGACTGTATGTTTCCTTCTATAATAATTCTTTCTGGGTACTTAAAACTATAAGGTGTTTTTTGTAAATTGATTCTTCTCCATTGACCAACATTAATTTCTTGGTTTGCTTCTTGGTGGTTCCATAAAAAGTTAGTTGTTAAAAGATATTTAGAACCACTATTCTTTATATTATTTAAAGCTTTAAATACATCTTTAGTTGGTAAGTGAACAAGGCAATCACGTACCATTATTAAATCTACCTTTGGCAACTCATGATTAACTAAATCAATTACTGAAAACTTTATATTTTCACTTTGATACTTTTTCTTATTACGTTCTATCATTGGCTCAACAATATCAGCACCATGATAATATATCTTGCTTAGATCAACCTGCTTCATCCAGTTAAAGTCACCACAAGGAATATCAAGCATTGACTTTATATTTAAAGACTTTAGCATTATGTTTAACTCAGGGATAAGGAACTTAGTTTGTTCATAATCAGATCCTGGACCAGATACGGATTCTTTACCTGACCATGTATTATTTTTATAATACTCTGTAAAAATATCTTTACTCATATCTACCTATCTTTTTTAGATTTGGGTAATACTTAGACTGTGTGTCTACATAAAGCGTAGTTAAAAATGTTGTTGCAATTGGGACATAATCTTTTGTCTCCATAAATTTTCTTATTGGCGAACCATTGAATATGTGGTTGCTATCATCTTCAAGCATTATGAATGGTATACGAACATCATGAGAATATGTTTTTATTACATCAAAATCTTTTCCTTCAATATCCACGTTCATAAAAAATGGAGTTCTCTGGAAATAGTCAAGGTGTATTTTTATTACTTCGTCAATTGTTTTAGATGGTACTTGTGCTGTCCAAGAAATATTAGTATGCTGACTATCAGTTTTTCTTTTAGCAAACTCTGGAGATAATGTATTAGATGAATCTGTGTCACCAAACATAAAAAATTCTTTCATACCAGGCTCTGTGTCAACTGCACAATTTAATAAAATATCATGTGGCCTTAGTTCATGAACTAAAACATTAAAATAACTATTTGGATCTACTAATGTTCCAGTCCAACCATTTTTGTATAAAAAATACGTATTTGATTCTTTGACGGGATGAAATGATCCAATATCTATGTATGTATTATTATCAAATAAATTAATACCCATAATCCACGATAGTCTTTTCATTACACCGTTCAAAATAGAATCTTCACCGTAAGAAGAATAAGATTCAAAATGATCATAGCTCATGTATTTACCCCCGTTATTTTCTATCTAATATTATACTATAAAAGTGATGGTATATGTTTTGAATTGGGTATTATAAATTGTTCTGCAAAATTTTGCTTGACTTCTTTAAGAAACAGATGTGTTGCTTTTTTATCTATAATAAATGATATTTTTGTATTCAGCGTTTTTATTTTAAGATCTGTATATTTTAATATGTAATAGGATAACCAAAGATCATCTATTATCCAGAATTGTTCAGGGCATGTGAAAAAGAATTCATCTAAAAATATTGATGCAGAGCACACTAGGCCTCCAGTACCTGCATAATTACCAAGCTCATCTCTCTCTAATTTAATTTTACTTTTATAAATTTTTTCTATCTTATGAGACCAAAAAGACTTTACGCAATCATTTTCATACTGCTCATAGCAATCCTGTATAAATGTTTCTGGTAGTATTTGATCATCATCAATAAAAATTACCCGTTCATACCCATCTTTTGCTAAATCTTGGGCTACAATAAAACGGGCAAATTGTTTAAAATTATTTCCGTAATCATAAATAGATAAATTAAAATCTAAACTATGTTTATTTATTATTTTTAAAAGTTTTTCATTGTTATTAGAGTTATCACAAATGTAAAAGTCAAAATCTTTATTTGTTTGATTTATTAAACTAGTAAATGTATGTTGCAAATTTTCTAATCTTATATAGGTACACATAATTAAAGCAGTCTTAGACTTATTTTTAATTATATTTTTATATATTACTTTGCTCATGCTAATTTACCATATTTAATAGAATAGGCCAGCCTATAACTAGACTGGCCATCCTATTTTTTTAATTACTTATCAGCGTTTTTAGCTGATGCCTTCTTCTTTGCAGGTGCCTTAGCAGCCTTTAGAGCCTCTTCTACAGCCTTAACGCTTGGCATCTTACCAAATGCCTTGTCATTAGGGTTGGCTGCTCTTAGAGCTACTGGAGCAATTGCAGCAATAAGTGCTGACCATAGATCCTTTGGATCTGTTACTCCTGCCATATATAGAGCAAGACCTGATGCAAGAACTGAACGTCCATATGATGCAAGCATTGCCTTTAGTTGTTCTGTGTTCATTTTTCCTCCTAGGATAGAACCTTTATTAGTATAGCATATCCAGCCCAGAGACCTATAATTCCTGCGACCCCTGCAAAAACTGGTGGTGCTGGTACTGGCAATTTGAATGCTGCGAAAACTACGCCACACCCAAAACCTGTAATTACTGATAATAAAATATCTTTCATCTTTCTCCTTTTATATTATTTGGATGATCCATTGGTGTTGGTATTGTAACTAATGTTCCACAATTAGTACATTCTCCATCAGTATAATATAATCCAATTTCATAATCTACTGGATCAAATTGCGCTATTATTTTAAATAAAACATTTGAACAGTTTGGACATTCTGTTGTTGGAATGCCCCTAGCGTCTATCATTTGGATCCTCTGGTAATAGTTTTTTAAGAAGTGATAACTCTACAGATATTTTCTTTAATGCTTTATCATGTGGTGGTATTATTCCATCAACAACAGTGCCATAATTATTATAATATTCTATATGTGGTTCTACCTCTTCAATAAATTTACTAATTGTTTTTTGTGTTTGTTCAATATAATCAAAAGCCCAATCACGGGAATCAGAAAGAAATTTAATAAAGCTTTCTTTATGTATATTATCAGCATCTACTTTGTTTTCTGTATTTTCAGACTTGTTCTCTTCTGAACTTAAATACAATAATATTGTTTCAGCAAGATGTTGTGTTGTTACTTTAAGCTGTCTAGCAGTATATATATATGCTATAAAAAATGATAGGCCAAAAGACGCAACTAAAATTAATATAATATTCAACACACACCTCTTTCATCTATAAGTATACTATAGAATAAAATATTACTTATCCTTCTTAGATTCGTGTGTTACCCAGTAATATTTACAGGTTGAGCAGCAAGGTTGGTTATATATACTATGTTTTGCATATCCAAAATGAGCATAATACATAGGATCTTTATTATAAAGATTTGCTCTATGCGTTGTAACAAGTCTCATTACTTTATTATTATCTTCCCAAAAATCTGGAGCTATATTCCCCCAGTCTTCCCAGCATTGCTCTTTTAGATTGTTAAGATTTTCTTCATTCTTATCTGTTTTAATACCACGCAACTTTGCTTCTTGGATCATTGCTTGAATATATTGCCAAAGACCTTTTTCATAGCCTTTCCACATTAATACAGCAGGATGGTGTTTCCATCCATTACCTTTAGACATTCCAGACAAAACATTAAGAATTTGATATCCTTCTAGAATTTGTTTATTAAGTCTTTTACTATCTAGCATCCTAGCAGCAGAATAAGAATTTGTTGACGGTAAAAAAGTTTGCATTACTGCAACACCTCTCTAGTAACTAACACAATTGCACCTTCCATCTCTAAAGCTTTTTTAACTATTGATACATATTTAATAGCCTCAATTTTTTCATCATGAGTCATATTAACAAAGGATCTTTCATCTAATTTTATCGTAAGGAAGTGCTCATTGTCAATAAGGTTAATGCCAAAGTTTTTAGGGGCTTCAATATTATGAAAAGCCCTACGCATGGCATCTGTATACATTATTTATCCTTATTTTTGTTTTCTGAGTATTTAAAAATTTGATCAAGAGATTTCCATTCAATATCATCTTCAAGACCCAAAGCTGATAAAAAGATCTGCCATGTTTCAATAACATATCCTTTTGCTAAATCTGATGGTTCTACCATATCTGCATCAATTAAGAATGCCAACGGAAGCCCAATATCATTGTATTCTATAAAGTCTTTAAACTCTTTATCTGTTTTATAATTACACCAAACTTCAGACAATATGGAACATATACTATTAAAATTATTTAATTCGTTTCTGTTGTCAGGACTTTCCATATTTCTCCCCAATCTTTTTTATCTTTATGTATGTTAAACTCTTTTGAGATTTCTCCACCCTCTAGGTAAATACCGCCCCAAACTCCCCATTCTTTTCCTGATACACCAACAGCAAAACATTGTTTTGATACTGGACAGGATTTACATACAGAATCAACTATATGTCTTGATTCAATAGCTTCTTCATATTTATCAAAGAAAATATTAGTTTCTAGTCCAAGACAGGCAGCAGCATCTTTCCATAAATGTTGCTGCATAAATCACGACCTATACTTATTTGGAATATCCCAGCCGTTTTTTCCAACAGGATAAATGCGTTGTAGATACCAAACTCCATTTACTCTTACACCATTTACTGATGTACGTCCAGCATCTGATTGTTTGCGATCAACAACATCCCATCCTATCCACGATAGGTTCTTATTGTTTGCAACAATTTTTTCCATCTTGCCTAAACTATTAATAATCATTATTTCTCCTAATACCTAAAAATTCCTACTTCAATTTGCTTTGATTCTGCGATACCAACTAGATTTGAAACTGGCTCTTTTGGTTTGCTTAAAAATCCAAAGTAGTTTATATATTCAATATTTTCTATAACCCAGGATGAAGGAACCTTATAGTGTTTTATCTTCATACCTCTAGCTTTCATACCACGCTCTGACAAGTTACAAAATTCAGATAACATGGCATTTATTTTTGCTGGACCAACAGAATAAATATGTAACTCTTTATCGTTTTCTTGCATACCTGATAGCGCTACCCCCATTGCACGAAGAAAAACTTGATAATCATCAAACTCTTTACTTCCTTGAACAACTATATTCATTCTTTATTTTCCTTTAATTTATCAAGTATAAACATCATCTTATCAATATCTTGTTTTGACATATCTAGAGTATTTATTTGTCTTGTAGTTTCTGGAAGAACACTTCCATTTTGTACATCTGCAGTAAAAAATATATTATCTTTTACCCAATATGCATTATTATCTATTACCATAACCTTGACCATATATTTGTCGGAATGATTTTTAGACTGAGAAGTATATTCTCTTACCCTTAAAGAGTCTGGAATAAAATCTTTTGTTTTATTATATACAGCAGTTTGACTTCTCATTGCACCTTTAATACCACGCACAGCAATATTTGCATTACGTTTAATTATATATGAAGATAGGGCAAAAGTCAATATAGCAATAGCTATATATTGCAAAATATTTAAAATGATTGCTCTACTCATGTATACAATTGTATCAAGTTAAGGCTTAGATGTCAAGAGTATTAAATATTAAAAACGTTTGATAGAGAAGAAGATTTTGTATGATCTGCACCAAAACCAGAAAATATATCTTTATTCATTTTCTTTTCTCTTTCAACAATCTTGCGTGACCAAGAAAATCCTGCATCTCCACCCCAAGCATCCCACATAATTCTTCCATTTGATGGATTTGATGTGTTATAAAAATCTTTTCCTTGCTTGTCTACCTCATGGCGTGAAAAAAATGAATACATTCTTTTTACTGTATCAAGACTAAGGCTTTCTCCTCTTGCAAGTTGACCTGCACGAGTCCATCCTACTGCTGTTCCTGCACCTTTTGCTTTTCCTTCTTCTTTCCAGCGAATTGCACGACGAGCAGCAGACTTCATGCCTTCTGTTGGAGCATATGTCTCTGCTTTATAAATATCTGACTTTTGAACAATTTTAGCTCTTGCCATTTTTTTTATACTCCCCATATTTTCCTAAAACTGCTTTTATTGTTCCATCTTTACGAAGACGAACAATCATTCCATCTTTAATCTGTATAGGATTAAATGGATGTTTTGTTTTATATTTTCCAGACGACTTGCGAGATGACATTACTTTATAAGTGGATTTAGATCAAAAATTGATCCAGCCCACTCCCCCATACCTTTTGTTGCTTGATTACGCCAATCTTCTGGAAGCATATCCATTGCATTTAGTGCACGAGCACGACGAATGATATGTGCACGAGCTGCACTGTAATCTTTTGCACGACCTACTGATTGAATTGCATTTTGTAGATCTGCACGATTTGCAATTGGGAAAGATCCGTCTGGCATTGCTGTTCCTGCTTCTGCCATTCTTTCACGAGAAGATGTTGAATAATCACGTTTTTCAGTTCCATCCATTTTGTATGTTCCACCACGACGTTTATATTCTTGTACTACCCATGCATTTGCTACTGCAGATGGATAAACATCAAACTTATCTTTTGCCTCACGTAAAATTTGTGTATAAAGTCTATTATTTGCTGGCTCACTACCACCACTACGTGGCTTAATCATGTCTCCATAGTTAGGTTTATCTGCTTTACCCATTCCAGGCATTGTATCTGGTTCTGCAACAAGTTGTCCATTAACCATTATTGCTTCTGCATCGAGTGGAAGTGGTGCAATTTTTGTTGCTTCTTCTGCTGCAACAGATACTAAATACATTGTTTCTTCCCAATACTGCCCATCTGATTCAAATTCTAAAGTACGAACAACTAAAGCTGGACTTTCTAAGGATGTTTCTAAATAATATTCTGATCCAGGTAAACCAGATGCTCCGCTAGTCATAACATATTCTACACGACCAACATGTATTTCATCATCACATGAGACAATTACAAAGTCTCCTTCTGCAAAGGATGCTTTTTCTAAATCTTTAATTTCAATTTTTTTATTTGTATTTACTGATGCCCAAATTGCACGAGCCTGTGCCGAAGCTGCAGCTTTAGTTGGATGACATCCATGAACTGTTCCATCTGCGCTAACTGTTGGATATCCATTACATCCATATGATCCCTTTTTACCAGCACGGTACCCACCCGCTGGTTTTCCTTTTCCACCTACTGGCATAAAGACTCCTAATCCTATATATAGATTATATCAGAATTCTTTGGAGAATAATACCCTTTTTATCTCAGACAAGGACCACTGATCTTCTTGTGAAAGCTTAGAAATAGCTTCTTTATCAAATGCTTTTTCAGTTAGGGTTACTATAGGACTATCTGCAAATAGGTCCATACTAACAAAACCATCTTCCCATAATTTCATTATCTCTGCATTAACATTATTTAAATGTTCACGGTATAGTTCTGGCATTACATCTTTTAGCTTTGGTGTAAATTGATATAAAAACTCACCAGTTGTCTCATCTATACCGCATACCTGCATTGCTCCAGATAACAGTAAATTATCTATAATCTCTCTATCTTTATCCATTAATAAATTCTACCAGTTGCTCTTTTGTTTGTCCACCCATTATTCTATTTTTTTCTTCACCGTTTTCAAAAAGTATAAAAGTAGGGATAGATTTAATACCAAATCCTTTTACAAGTTCATGATTTACATCAACATCAATAATTTGAAATCCAGCAACTGTTTGATCTCTATTTAACTCTTCAACAATTGGTCTAGTTTTTTTACATGGTTGGCACCAGTCAGCAGTAAAATAATATACTGTCTTCACTTAGTAGTCTTCTCCCTTTGATTTATTTTCAACTAAACGATCTCTTTCGTCTATAACCTCAAGCATAAAACCCATCATATTAGCATAACCATCAGGACTATTCATAATCTTATCGTAATGATGACCACAAAATAATAATTCTCCCATAGCACCTTTGACCATAACATATGCTTGTGCGCTACAACGATCACAACGATCATGTGCAGTTAAAATATATTGTTTTTCAGTTACGCTTGGATGATCTTTCATTATTGGACGTGCCATAATTATATTATACATCTACTTTCTATTATCAGTCGAATAAAATCCAGAGGCATTAAAAAATACTCCTGGGGATGACCATACTCTTTGCATTATAGATCCACAGCAGGATGGTTCTCTGTCTTCTCCAAAACCTCTTTGGAATTCAATAACACTATTACATGCAATACATTTATATTCATAAGTTGGCATAAACTAATTATATCCTAAGCTATTCTTGTTGTCAATCTGTTATAGGTTCTAATCCTATGACAGTTTGCACAAACTACTTCACATTTTTCAATTTCACGTAAAATTGCTTTCCATGAAAATCCATCATGAATCATTCTAGAAACATTATACTTTTTATCTCTAATATGATCAAAATCAAGAACTATATGATTACTTTCACCGCAGTCTACACATCCACTTGCCACTTTTATTTCAGCAAGTTTTTTCTTATACTGCTGTTTAACTCTACTGGCTAGTTCTTTTTCAGTCATAGCACAATAATTATATCAATTAATATTAAAGCCCCACACAGGTAATTCAAGCACTATGGCCCGTTAGTCATAAATATGGGTAACTAATCCATCTCTAAGGTCCTGTGTGGGGACTTATTATATTGTACTACTTGATTTTAATTGATTTAGGCTTCTTCTCTTCTGGAATAATTCTATCAATGTCAACATGAAGCATACCGTCCTTCATTTCGGCACCAGTTACTTCCATATATTCACCAAGAGCAAATGTTCTAGTAAACTTACGACCAGCAATACCCTTGTGAACAATTTCAGCATCTGTAACTTCAACAATTTCTCCCTTAATGATTAATGTTCCATTATCTACAGAGACATCAATATCATCTTTTGAGAAACCAGCAACTGCCAAAGATAACTTAAAGGTATCTTCATCCAACTTAAGCAAATCATAAGGTGGATAATTTGTTTGGCGTGATGCTAATTGAACATTGCTCAATCTTTCCATTTCACGATTGAAGCCAATAAAAAAAGGATCCTTAAATAGATCCCATGCAAATGAACTTACCATATTTTTTTTCTCCTTTTCAGCGAGTTCTATTTGTACCCCCATTTGGCGGGTACAAGAAAATTATATCACATCTCTAGATAAATAGTCAATAGCTCTATTAAGTCTATCAATGCTATCTTGAAATACACCTAATCCTCTATTACAATTATGACAAATATGCCCTCTAAATGTATTTGTTTCATGGTTATGATCTACTACCCAGACACTAGCATTTCCACCAGTACCTTTCAATTCTTCTTCATCTTTTAAGCAAATAGGACAAACATATCCTTCTGGAGGATAACCATATATTTTTCTTAATTCTTCTCTTTCTTTAGATAGTTTTTTTGCACATGATTTGCATTCAGGTCTTAAATATTTACCCCCACTTGATGGGGAAAACTCTGAATATGGTAGATTTAATTTACATTTACTACAAGTTTTCACGAGCCTCCTATAGGATTTGAACCTATGACATTTCGCTTACAAGGCGAACACTCTACCCCTGAGTTAAGGAGGCATGTCTGGTATCCTAAACGGCCCAGCCAGACTCTAGGTGGCGTTCCCTCCATAGTCGTTTGATCTAGCCTTATAAAGGCTTACAGGGACGGTTCTACCGTTATGCGTAGCTCTAGAGAGAATTGAACTCTCGTTTCCAGATTGAAAATCTGATGTCCTAACCACTAGACGATAGAGCCATGTAAGGATATTTTAGTTTTACTAGTATCTAATATACCCTTAACCTGCAATTCGCTTCAACTTAGAGAACCCCTTGCATTGCGATCACGACCAGATTTGAACTGGCGACCTCCACAGTGACAGTGTGGCGTTCTAACCCCTGAACTACGTGACCTTGGCTGGTCTGGTAGGACTCGAACCTACAACATCTCGGTTAACAGCCGAGTGCAACTGCCAATTGTGCTACAGACCAATATATTTTAATAAACTTTTTATTTTTTTAGGTTCATCATTTAATAAACCTAATGCAGTATTACATTGACTACATAATATACCACGTATACATTTACCACAAGAAGATCTTTGAGAGCTACAGCAAGAGTGGTCATGATCTATATTAATAGCTAATCTGTCTTTACATGAATGACATTTGCCATCATGCTTTTTCATTAGTTTATCATACTGCTCTTTTGTAAGTCCATGCCTTTTCCAATTAAAATCTGTTTTATTTTTTAACTGTCTTTTGTTTGGATTACTCTTATAGTATGTTGTCACATAAAAAGAATGACATTTTTTACACGTATTCCTTCTACCGTCTTTATATTTTGAACCTTTAGAAAACATATCCAGTTCTTTAGATTCTCCACACTTTATACATACTTTTTTCATATATATATTATAGCATACTTTTGAGCTATAGCTCAGCAGAACTTTTATTTAATTGTATCCTGCTGAGCTAATCCCCAAATTCTATTATTTAGTAATAAAAGAATATCCCTTTACTTTTGGTAAAGATGCAATTAAATCACTTGCATTTGTTTTCATATTAGTAACCAATAGTGTTGCTGCAATTGGACTTGAAACAGATGTTCCAGATGATTGGTCTGTACAATAACTTTGTTGTGTCGCTGTAATTGGTGTACCATAAACATTTACAGTTGAACAGCTTACACCACGAATAGTAGCGTTCCATTTACTAAAATACTTAACACGAACTAGGCCATTTGTAACTAAATCAAGTCCTTGCCCATAGTTAGTATATTTTTCTAAACCATTTATATTTGCAGAACCTACACCAACAATACCATCAACACATGATGGAAATCCAACTTGATTAGGATTACCATTATTACCAGTTGCAGCCAAAACTGGAATGCTCTTTAATGCTAAAGAATCAACTGATGATTTAGTTAAATTAAATGCAGTATGATTTGAGCAAGTAGTTGATGTATAAAGACCACTTGCTTGACTAATAGATACTGCACCAATATTAAACTTAGATGAATTTTGAGAAATCCATTCTAGAGCCTTTGCCATTGAATTCATATCACCAAATCCAATTTTACTATTTTCATCATTGTATCGAATAAATACAATTTTAATATTTGGATTAGTTTGAATTGCAGCCTGAATAATATTGTGACCGTGATCTATACCACTAAGTCCCCAGTTACTAACATTGGCTGATCCAATACCCTCTTGCAAATTTGTTTTATTTGGACATGTTTTATTAGTTGTAAAGCAAGCTTCGTATATAACATTTGGAAACTTTGAAGAATCAATTGCTGTATCAATAATTGCAATTGTCTTTATTTCTCCTGCTTGAGTTGGCTGAACATTTAGTACCGCCAATAAACCTACCACTAACCCCACTGCGATTTTCTTCATTATGCTCCTATATCATTATTCTAAGTACGTGCTGACATGGGTCGCCCCCTGCTTCCCAGTCTTCTAACTCTTCTTCACTCATATATTCATATCCACCATCATGTGTAACACAATATGGACTACTAATCCAGCCTCTATCTATACCGCTTTCTAGCCAGATACCAAACTCTTGCTCTTCTGGAGACAAGTCTTCTTCATGTGAATGATTCATATATTAAGTATACCCTTATCCATTTAAAAAGTCAATAGGACCAATACAGGATGTGCTATATTCACAAGCAGCGTCTAGAGCAAGAGCAAGCCTACGCTTAGGATCTTTATGGTTGCGGGTGGCATGTAAAGAACCTATAGCGTAGTCTGCCCCAGATCCTATGGCAATATAATCTCTGTCATAGGAAATCATTGTTAATCCTTCTGATTCATGTTCATATAATTTACCTTTAACACCAATTAAAAGAGATATTTCAGATTCTTTTCCACCAATATCCCATTCATTATAAAATGATTTAAGTGATTTTAAAAATTTACTATGCATAAATTTATCTAAATTACCTTCAGGTTCGGGTGGATTAAAATTATATTGAATAATCTGAGCATCAAAAGTACCAGCATATCCGAAAACATATTTACCTGTTTTCCAAATTTTTGGTTTATCTATAGAAATTATATAATTTCCCTCAGATGCTCCACGTTCACCAGCAAAATAAACTTTGCCATCTTTCATTATTCCCGCAATACAAGTCATGCCTACCCCTTAACTAATATATATCTATTATATCAACAAGATTTTAATAAGTCAAGTATGTTATTTTACTGTTTGTCCACAAGTTGGGCAAGTTTTTGTATCATGGTTAGAATTATCAGACTTTTCTACCGCTAGAGTTGCTGGCTTAGCTGCACCCTTATATTTAGGACGACCAAATCCAACAATAGAAACCATTACACCAGCTTTATTTTTCTTGTAAGCACGAAGTTTTCTTGCAGCTTCTCCACCGTTTCTTTGGCTTCCCTTTTTACCATCTCCAGTTGTATTGCCTTCATAGCACCAAACTGTTCCATCTTCATTGTCCACTGCAACAATTCCTACGTGGCAAATACCTGTTACTCCAGGAAAATTAAAATATGCAATATCCCCTGGTTCTGGATCTGCAACCTGTGCATCAATCCATTGTCCCTTTTTCTTAAATGCTTCTGCACCTGCTGGTGTATAAACAGTTCTTGGAATTCTAACTCCAGCTTGATCTGCACACCAGTTTACATATGAACCACACCATGGTTGGAAATTGGCACCAGACCATTTACCATATTTTGTTTCATTATCTTTTGGACCTTCAATATATCCAACTTGAGATTTAGCAACTTCAAGTAAACGACCAACTGATCCATCTTGATGTTTTGTTACTGGTGGAACTATAAAAGTATCTTCAGCCATTTTTATTCCTTATCCCAATCTTCATCTGCATCATGATCATCTGGCATTTCATCATCTTTCTTTGCTTCTAGACGAGCACGAGTTTCCATTTCTGCAGTTCTAATTTCTGATTCAAGTTTCTTATCTGCTTGTGTATTCTTTGCATCCATTTCTTTATTATCAAGTTGTGCCTTCATAATGTCTTTAGCACCACTCTGTCCAATCAATAGACCAGCAAGTGTTCCTGTAATAAATGTTGCTACACTTCCTAACACATTAAAAAACATTTTATCGTTCTCAGATTGTGCTCCAACTGGTTGTGTTACAAATAGAAGTCCATAAAGGATTCCCATTGCTGTAAAAAATAAAATTGACCCCAAAGTAATTCCTAGAATAAATTTTAATCTAGCATCAAGATCTTGTGGCGTTAATCTTTCTTTAGCCATTATTTGCCCCCTTGTTATTTTGATATTCATCCCACACTGTTTGACCAACTAAATCTCTTGAACATGTACCAGAAGGTTCACAAATTGGTGGATTACATTCAGTTTTATCCCAATTTGCTGGATCTTGACAGGCATAACGATAGCCTCCATCATACCCACAACCTGTTAGCAATAATGCCAATAGAGATAATCCGAATATTCTTTTCATACCCACCATTATAGCAAACTATTAGTCTTTGTCTTTTGAGCCCTTAGCCCCAAAATAGCCACCAATAATACCTATAAGGCCTCCAAGTGCTGTCTGAACAAGTGTCATTACTTCTGCAGAGACTTCAACTGGTTCCCCTGTTTTCTGGGTCTCAAGGGCAGCTGTAATATAGTCTCCAACAATAGCAGTAATAATAGCAAGACCTACCATTATTGATAATGTAAAAATAACTTTATCTTTCATTATTATTCTTTTTCCTCACGCAATGGTATAGTCACAAGCCATAAAATTGTAGCAAAAATTGTAGCTAATCCTACGACTTTTTGGGCGGTACCAGTAAGGGTGAGCCAGGCAATAAAAAATCCCAGTAGTGTCCATACCTGAGCAATACTTTCTTTTACTGCCTTCCATAGCCAGGAAATAAACCCTTTGATAAACTTAAACAATAGAGAAAAAGCTTTTTTCAAAAGTGGTGATATTTTTGATAAAAATGGCTTTATTTTTTCTATGTTTATTTTAGGTAGCTTTATTTTTAGCTTTGGCAAAACAAGCTTAGGCATTTTAATGCTTGGTAGTTTGATTTTAGGCAGCTTTATTTTAGGTAGTTTTACCTTTCCTAAAACAGTCTTTACCTTATCTTTCATTTTGTTCATCACTATCATATTATAACCTCCTTGTTGACAGTACTGATGCAGCAATATTAGCCACTAATACTACTGGGATTACTACTTCTTGTGCTTTTTCCCTCTGATCATCAGTCATATCTTTGCCCCACTCTGATGGACTTAGTAGTTCTTCAAAATTAATATCAGTAAAGGCACCTAGCGGATCTGCTAAAAATGCTTCTGTTTGTACCTCTGTAGTAGCATCTGCTAATGTATATGGCATTGTTGAGTCACCAGCTTCTGCTGCTCTATCTTTAAATTCTACAAATGCTGTAGCCAATTGTGGATTATTCTTCATTGCCTCAGCAACTACTGCAACTTCAGATGATTTAATTCCTAAATCCTGTGCTACCTCTTTTTTTGCCTCAGCCGTTAGTGCTTTTAGTGTTTGACTTACAGCAGCTACTTGCTCATCTGATAATCTAACTAACTTATTATCTTTGCTTGTTAAATTAGCAATAACTCCAGATAAATCTTCTGATGTTCCAGTTCCCTCTTTTGGTACTAAAGCTGCCAATTCTTTATCTTTAATTTTAATGTCTGGTTCTGGTTTTGGATCAACTGTTGGCTTAGGTGTTGGGTCTATAGTTGGTTCTGGTGTAGGTTCTGGAGTAGGCTTAGTAGTTGGTTCTGGTGTAGGTTCTGGCTCTGGCGTAGTATCAGGAGTTGGCTCAGGTGTTGGATCAGGTGTAGGGTCAACTGTTGGCTCAGGTGTTAGGTCTGGACCAGGAGTTGGCTCAGGTGTTGGATCAACTGTTGGATTTGGAGTAGGCTCAACAGTTGGTTCTGGTGTAGGTTCTGGCTTTGGCTGATTAGCAGCAGCGGCAGCTGCCTGTGCTAAAGCTGTAGCAATTTCTCTAGCCATTTGCTCTTCATAATATTCCCAAGCATCATCTATAGCATTATTCATATCAATAATTGCCTGATTATAATTAGATGATGCAGTATTTTTTGTTGACAACGCATTTGCTGTATTTGATACGGCATTATCATAAGCAGTAGTTTTACTAATTAAAGTTTGATTATATGTTGAAAGTTTATTATTTTCCTGTGTATATGTAGTAGATGCAGCATTATACGCAGCTAATTTATTATTGTAATCTGTTTGTGCATCCGCTTGTACAGTTACAGCTGCATTGTATGCATCAATTTGCTGTTGTGTTGCTCCAGATCCAGAGGAAAATGTATTAAGATTACAACTAAAATCTTGCCCCCATACTCTTGGGTTTCCAGCATAGTCACATCCTGCGCCAGTCATTCCACCAGGAATTGTCCATCCAAGATGATAGGATCCTGGGCCTCCTCCGTTATACCACCATATCTCTACATCTAAAGTCTTATCTTGAGTTACATCATATGTTGGAGACCAAGCACTCCATCTTGCTCCCTGCTCTACCCAGTTATTAACTGCAAGTGCTCCATCGATATACATTTTAAAACCATCATCTGTATATCCTGCAAATGATACTGTTGTAAACCATGAAGGGACAGTAATTTTTCCAGTAAACTTAACCACTATATTTTCATACCTGTTACCACAAACTGGAAGATACATAGCATTTGAGTTCCATGTGCCAGAACAAATTACAGAATCTGGTACCGCATAACTAGGCCATATTCTTGCCAAGTTATATACTGTGTACTTAAGTCCATTTCCGCCAGAGCTTTGGATAACTGATTGTGTTGCTTGAAGATTTGAGTTTGCAGTAGCAAGATTAATTGCTGAGATATCTAGGGCATCTTTAGTTGAATTTTTATTTTGAAGAGCAGTAGCTACAATTGGTGTCTGTGTATCTACGGCGGATTGAGCTAAATTCTTTTCTTCTAGGGCAGTTGCTTCTGCTGCTACCGTTGCATTATATGCATCATATGCATCATCTCTAGCCTCTTTTGCAGATACTGCGTCATCATATTTTTGTTCTGCAACATCTATTAAAGATATAAATTTATCTTTATATCCTAAATCAGATACGCTATTATTAAGGTCTTGTATTTCTTGGGCAGCTAAACTTAGTGGATCATCGCTGTATGCTGGAGTTAAAAATGTCCAGCCAAAAAGCAGGGTAAAAGATAGGAACAATCTATAAAACTTTATACTCAATTGGGGGTCTCCTATGAGTAATTATATCATTAAATAAAAAAGAGTGGGTACTTGCGTACCCACCCTAATTTTATACTTAGTTAATTACTTAACTAGTGCAACCTTTGCCTTTGGATTCTTTGCGTTCCACTTCTTAGCAAGATCGTTAAATGCCTTCTTCATTGCAGCAACTGCAGCAGCATTATCTGCTGTCAACTTAGCAATCTGTGCATCCTTAGCAGCAATAGCATCTGCAGCAACCTTTGCAGCAGCAGCAGCCTTATCAGCCTCTGCCTTTACAGCAGCAGCCTTATCTGCGTCTGCAGCAGCCTTAGCAGCATCTGCAGCAACCTTTGCAGCAGCAGCATCTGCTGTAGCCTTTGCTAGAGCATCTGCAAGAGCCTTTTGTGCTGCTTCCTTAGCAGCCTTTTCAGCAGCAAGTTCTGATACTAGATCACGAACTGCAATTTCTGCAAAAGGTGCGAGTG